GTGCATAATCTAAACCTTGTCCACCAGAAAAATCATTACGAGAAAATATCTGACCTATGTTAGTTGTAATATCCTCTGGGTTTTGTCTTAAATCTATTTGTTGTGAAGGAAACTCTGCACTTCTAATAACTAGCTGTCTATCTGTAGATATAGCAGTTCTAAACAATAAGTTATCTAATCTAAAATCATATCCCTTTCTCTGTGGATTAGATACATCAGCAGTGGTAGGTACTCTAGGCACTTGGATATACCACGCTGTTTAAACTGACAGGTTCTGGGTATCTTGCTCTTAGGTCTTTCCTAGCTTGTGCTATTAATACTTGTTGATATTGCAACAAAGCATTTCGTATATTTGTAGATGAACCTACTTGATACACATTTGCTTGTATTGCATCAGTAATATACTCTGTTGTTGCTGATGGTATGTCTCTACCTGCAATCATCTGTGCTGCAACACCTGCCATAATTATTGGTTCGTATTCTGTTTCTAAACCTATATCTGCAAGAGTAGATGCTTCGTTTGTTACATCTCCAAACTTCTTTTTAAATGTACAATGTACATCTACACCACTACTAATACCAGAAAATTGTACAACTTTACCACTAGCTGTTACAGATGTAGGTACATCTATAAGCTCTACTGCTACTCCTCTAAACTGTACTGATGTTTCACTACCACTAGCAAGTGTTGTGTACTGTGAAACTGCTTTAAGTGGTGCAACTATTCTGCTGTCATCACTACCAGTAAGAGCAACATATCCACTAGCAGTATTAATTGTCTGTACTTCTACTGCATATAGTGTTGGATATAAATTTTCTATCTGGTCTTTGACTGCATTAAAAACATTAAGTCTTATAAAAGGTGGATTAATTTTTACGAGGTCTCCCTGTGCATGTGTTGCAGCAGTAGTACCTCTTGCTCCTCTTACAACAGTTAATGTTTCATCTGCTGTGTTTAATGCTACAACTAGCATAAGCTCTTGGTTTATTTCTATAAATGCACCTGCACCCATAGCATCTTCTTCTTCAGTTGTTAAGTAATCTGCTTCGTAAGATATTGTTGTAGATGTTGTATCTGATACTGCAAGTCTTAAATTAGTAAATGATTGTATGTCATCATTTGGTTCTAAATATTCTCTAAAAACTCTATCTACTAGGTTGCCTATGGTTGTGCTCATGATAATTGATTGTAGCAGAACTTAGGGCAGAGTGGTGGTTCTGCCCATAAGTCCTACTTTATTATTAAATAACGCCTGTTATAACGCCATGGTATTCTGCTGGACCTTTGTCCAAGCCGATTTCCATGTAAACACGCTTTGATATTGCTGCTGCATCATCATTGTCAGTATCTTCTACGAATACTGCACCCTTGCCTGGGATGTTCAAGAAACAAACATCTAAGTATGCAAGGTCAAGGACAAATGCTTTAGAAGCTGGAACAAACTCGTTCACAACTAATCCAATGTTACCAAATGGTGTAATGATTGTATCAATGTTTACACCAGCGATATTTCTATCTCTTGGTAATACTGCCATTTGCAAGTTACCTGATGCTGCTAATCCTTGGTTTAAATCAAGAATAGAAGCTGGTCTTGCGAATAGAACAGGGTTTTGCATTGGAGCACCATTATCATACATAGCTTTAAGAATTTCAGCTATTGCATCAAAATCTAATGCTGTATCTGCTGATGAAACTTGGTTATCAAATGTAGATGAACCATTACCAGAAGCTACCCACTCATCAATGCCACGCATTTCTCTTGGGTTACCATCTGTTCCATCATTGAAAGTTGCATTGAAAAACTCGTATTCAACTTCTCTTGCAATTTTGGATAATAGCTCTTCTATTTGAAAAGCCATTTCATCATTAACTGGGTTAGTACCTTCAAATGCTGCTGTACCACTCTCCATAGCTTGTGAGTTCAAATATCCTGTTGAACCTAGAGCAGAGTATGTTAATTTAACACCTTGGTTCCAGATTTGTACACAGTCTATTGCAGAACTTCTGCTTCTTCCAAAATAAGTTGGTGTTCCACCTTCTGCTAGAGCTGTGTAGCCACTAACTGTTGGAGTATCAACTTTTTGTGTTTGAAAGACTGGGGAGTTAAGAAGTTTACCACCTGTTAAACCACCCACCATGGATAGTAGAGGTGTTCTTCTTGCACCAACTTTGAACAGTTCTCCAGTAAAATTGTTAATCTCACTAACTGAGATTGGGTCTGGGGAAGCTATTGCTGCCATTTTTTATCTCCTATAAATCTTTGTCTAGGAGCTTATCTCCTAAACTTACTTATCTTTTAGCTCATCAAGAGCCATCATTTTAGAAGCTATACTGTCTCGCACTCTGCCTGTTTGCTGTGCTTGGGCAATTTGTTCCTTAAAATTTGGTGCTGCGTTAATGGTTTGTGCTTGTTGCTGTAAAGCATCAAGTCTATTTTGACCTTCGTTTACTGTGTTACGAATACTGTCTTGTTGTCCACTAACAACGCTTTCTCCAAACTCTTCAGAGAGAAATGCTTTAAGGGCATCTACTTCTAAATCGCCTTCGTACATCATATCAGCAGCTTTGCCGACACCTTTAGTTCTGTCTAATCCGACTTGTTGGAACAATGTATCTCTTTCTTTGGTTTGGTATTTAACCAACTCCTCTTTAAGAGCTTTGTTCTCTTCACGAACTGCTTTCCAGTTCTTATCTTCTTCTACTGAACTATCAGTATTAGTTACTTCTTCTGACATTTCTGTCTATCTCCTTCTATAAATAATATTTTTACAAGAGCCATTTATGTAATGCTCTGCATAAACTACTTATTATTTATTTTCCATGTCTTGTTAGTAGGCATCAAGACAGTAATCGTATCTTTTTCCTGGTCAAGTTTAACCCCCAGACCTAGGAATAGGGTCGTAATAATTATATCATATATTTTTGTAATGCAAGTTGTTTAAACAACTATTGTTCAACAATACCTGTAACAGCACCTTCTCTAGTTCTAGCTGCACCAAGTTGTGCTGCACTTTGTGATGTGCTTTGAGCCACTATTCTTCCAAGTCTTTCTTGTTGCTGTGCTATACCTAACTCTGTAGCTTCTACTATATCTTGTGCTGTAACGCCTGGTCTCTGTTGTGTAGCAGCTAACTCCATAAATGTACCTGCTTGTTGGAAACCTCTTCTAGCTTGTTCTCTTGATAAACCTTGTTGTCTTAATTGTTCAGCAGTTTGTAGTTCTATATCTATACCAGCTAACAATGCTTCTGCTCCTATCTGTGCTCTAGCAATGTTTTGTGATATAATTTCTCCAGCAGTAATAGCACCTGTAGATAAACCTTGACTAATGTTAGGGTCTATTGCACTAGCTATAATCTCTGCATCAGTTAATGTTCTACCAAAATTTTGTTGATAATATTCTTTAACCTGTGGTATAGATGTCAATACCTGTTGATATACAGCTTGTACTCTTTGTCCAAACTCTTGATTACTAACAACATTTGTAACTAATGTTTCTATTCTGTCATTAGTAAGGATGAGGTCTGCATTTAATCCAATACTTTCTATCTTTCTTTTGTAAGCATCTACTAAGTTAAGATACTCTTGTTCTGTATATTTAACAGATACACCATCTGGGTTTACATTACCTGGAAAAAAAGATTTGTATTGTTCTGATTGTCGCATTACTAACACAGCTTCATTAGCATCTTGGTTAGTATCTATATATGCCTGTATGTAAATATCTATAAGTTGTTCTGGAAACTCTGTACCAAACTTTAGTTTTACTTCGCTAACTAACTTTGCTCTTGCTGTTGCTGTTAATGCCATTATGTAGGTATTCCTCTTACTACTGCTTGTGGTGTTATACCACTGACTATACCATCTGTTACTTTATCAAATACAGTTTCTACATCATTGTTTAAACCATACTCTAATAATATTGAATTTATTTTTTCTTGGTCATTAGCTTTTAATACATTTATCCAATCTGATGATGTTTCATCCATCCTTTGTCCTAGGAACTGAAACGAGTAATTACGCCAAGGACTAGCTATATCTTCGTATGTTAAGTTTTCTTCATACATATCAGTAGAGAACAATGCTTTCCTAATATTCTTTAGCTTCTCTTCTACTGCTGCTATACCAACTTCTGTGCTTTCTGCATTTCTAATGATACCTGCATACTCTGCTAGGTTTGCATCTTCAAAGTTTGCAAAGCTAGGTCCTAACCATTTTTGTGCTAGTGCTTTAGCTTGTGCATAACCTGCTTGTGTCTCTGTTACAGTCATGCCTTCATCTATATTCTCTAGCCAATTAACTAAATCTACATCTCTCTCAATACCAGCAAGACTATCTCCTAGACCTTGTGCTTGTGATACCCAACTAATTTCTGTCCATGCACCTGTTGATAGTTGCGTTGCAAAGAAATCAATTAGTGTATCGCCATCTGCGTTTACAATTTGTTCTCCATTTGTTACACCATATTGTTTTAGTAGTTGAGCACTTCGCACTCTATTGTTATCCAACAATGCTTGTGCATCTGCTGGTAAAGCACCTATACCTTTACCTTGTGATAGTAGTAACCAGTCTCTTTGTTCTTTAGTATGTGTCTGCCACCACTCTGTTCCTTGCCACTCGTAATCTTCTATGTCTCTATCTTCTACTATGCTCTCTAAATACAAAGAATAAAGTTCATCATCTTCCATCCATGGTTGTACTTTCTTTACTTTGGCAAAGTTATCTACCAAAGTATCTAAAGGATTACTAAGTCCTAATTTTATATCATCATCTATTTCTACATAGCTTCCTAACCATAATGAGTTGTTCCAATCTTCTGCATCTTCATTAATGTTTCTTATATCTGGCATACCTGTTGTAAAAAACCCAGCTAAGTCATCATCACTAGCTTTGTATCTAATAAACATATTTGTTCCTGGAATACTAAATGCTAAATACTTTTGACCTGTACTGTCTTGCCATATTTGTGAACCCATACGACCATCAAAGTTAGAACCTGTAATTACAGTAGGTGTCTTAGTTTGACCACTACCTGCTGGACCACTAGCACCATCAGTAACTTGTTTAAGTATTTCATCTAAGGATTTATCAGATAAGAAATCATCTTTACCTAAACCTGCAAACTCTGGTAGTTCCCATCCCCAAGTAAATCCTTCTGGTTTACCAGCTTCAGTAGATGTAGCCCATGAACCACTATCATATCTACCCCAGTACAATTTATCTGGTGTAGTTGTAGTAGTTGCAGTAACACTATTATCAGTTGCACTTCTGTTTTGTGATGCATACAACTCTGCTAGTGCTTTAGCTGCTTCTTCTTTAGTTGCATAATACTTAGGATTACCTGTCATAAACTTAGCAAACTCTGAACTTGTACCTTGGAAAGCATCTTCATTGCCATATATGTCAAAGATTGTGTAAACATTTACTTGTTGTCCAGGGTCTTGTTGTTGTGGTTCTTGTGTTTCTTCTGGTTCCTGTGTTTCTTCTGGTTCCTGTGTTTCTTCTGGTTCTTCTGTAGGAAATCCTGTTTGTGGGTCCACTTCTATTGCAGGACCACCTACTAAATTATCTACTATCTTATTTATTTCACTTTGCTTAAATGCTTGTTGGTCCTCTGGTGGAAGCATAGATATAAGTTGGTTTTTAGCTTCTTGTTTAGCTTTTTCTTTCTTAGCTAAATCAAATAGTTTTTGGTCTGATGCAGCAGTAGCTTCCATAGCTCTTTTATCTGCTTCTCTCTTTGCTACCTTAGCTTCGTATTCATTTCTACTAATCTGACCATTTATTAATTGTTTAAGTAAATCGTAGTTTTCCATTAGCTATCTGCTCCTGCATAAACATTTTGGTTCATTTTACCATAAACCTCATCAAATAAAGTGTTATGTATTTCTTTAGTTAGCTTGTAACCAATAGAGTATTTGTCTGATATTTCTCCAAAGTTATCCCAAAACTTCTCGCCTTGTTGTTTCTTTGCAAAAGCTGCACCTGCATCTGCTGCTAACAAACCTAATTCATAAGCTGTATATGCTGCTAATGCTGGTCCAGATATTGCAACTAAACCTAATCGTGGTAATAGTTTTCTTATAGCTGTTTCTATAGCTATATCTCCTGGAGCAAACCCTGCCATTACACCACCAAATCCAAACTTACCTGCTTTCTTAGCAAAGTCCATAGCTGTTGATGATATAGCTGGTCCAATCTTAGGGTTCTTTAATACTTTTTCTACCTCTGGTAACTTAGATTTATCTACATACTCCACAATATCTTGTGGGGTTTCTGCAATTATTTTATTTAATGTTGGTTTTGTTGCTGCTTCTTCTGGTATATTATTTACAAAGTTTCTCACATCTTGTACATTGTCAGTTTTAGAAGTTACTTCTATGTATATTTTTTTTGGTAGTTGTTCTTGTAACCCTGTTTTAGCTACACCTGTTATACCTAACTCTTCAAATTGTCCTGTATTAAAATTGTAAAATTTTACATCTACATCTTTATTATCAATAACATGTCTCATTAAAAATTTTAATGGTCTTAAATGAAATATATCTCCTGGTGGTGGTTTTAATTCAAATATCCTATAAGCGTTATCTATATTATCTGGTTTTGCTAGTTCCATTATTTCATCTAATGTTTTAACAAGTTCTGGTATTAAATCTGGTTGTGCTTTTCTCATTTCTAAAATTTCATCTACAAATTCTGGAGACACAACACCTGTTAATTTTACTGCTTCATCTGTTAATGTTCTTTCAAACACTCCCATTTGTATTACATCTTCAGTTGGATTTTGAAAATACATGTGCATAGAATTAGCTTTATCATAATCAGAACCTAATTCGTTTCTTACCATATTATATAATTTTGCACCTAATTCATTTTGAAAATATTTTCCTATGTTATCTGGTTGGTCTATATCTGTATAATCATTAATTATTACATCTAACAAATTTTCAAATGCTATATTAAATGAAGCATGTAGTTTATCAAACTCTATTGCTAATTCATCTGGTACATAAAACCCTGTCCAATCTCCATTTATATACTTTGATGTGTTTTTTCTTAACAATTCTACATATCTATCAGTTGCGTTTTCAATACCATAAAAAGCATTGTCTGCATAAAAATCTACATAATCTGAAAAACTAGAATAAGGTAAGTCTTGTGTCATGTGTATTCCATCTGCATCCCATCTCCCATTATCTAACATATCTTTAATAAAACCACCTGCTTTAGGGTCTTTAAGAGCAGCATGTAACTGTAATATTTGTCTATTAGTTACACTTTCTGAAACAAAATATCTTGTTTGCTCTATAGGAACATTAATACTATCAATGACTGCATAATCAATTAAGTTAGATGGTATGCCTTCTGGAGTAGATAACCAACGAGAAGTTAATTCTTGGAATTGATTAATAGAACCATCTTCTTCTAATAAATTAATAAAACCTTTATCAAAACTATTTGCTACAGGACTGTTTGTAATATACTGCAACATTAAACTTGCTTTTTCTGATTTAGGTATATTTATATCTTCAGATATTTCTCCTATATCTATCACTACTTTTATTTCATCATCACTTAATTTAAGAAATTCTGTTATTAGTTCTTTAGTATTAGGTTGATTGTTGTTTAAGACTAATAATAAATTTTGTGATTGTGGTGTGTCTAATACATTTATTGATAATTTTATTAATGCTTCTACACTTTCTATTATTTCATCTGAATTAAATATTCCTACAGCAGAATTTTCAGTTAATTTCTGCATAAATTGTAAATCTAAATCTTTATATTTATCTACAATTTTTATATAATCTAATACAAATTTACTGGCATTTGCATCATCTATATTTCTTAATATAGGAAGTGGTAACTCATCTAATAGATATGGATGAATACTATTACCACCAATTAATTTTTGTGTTATTTCTTTCCTAAGTGCTTTTAAAGATACGCCAATAGAACTGTATAGTTTTTCTAAATCTTTATTAAATTCGCTATATAATTTATCACTCATTACGCAACTTAGCTATTACAGAAGCAGAAGCTGCTGACAATATTTGTTTTTGTTTTTCTTCTGTTAATGGTTTATTTAACTCTTCCATGTTATTGTTTAACCACTCTGTATAATGCGTACCAGAACTATCTACATTTGTTTTATCAAATTTAGTCAGAGCCATAAAAACCTCTAAGAGTATCTAAAATTGTTTTCTGGTCATCTGTTAGTTGTGCAAAATCTGTATCTACATTTAAGTTATTGCTAATATCTGGTAAGTTTTTCTTTCTTCTTTCAGAGTTTATAGCAGATTGCAACAGTCCTAATACTTGACTAGATGTCTTACTTCTGTAATCAGTTGTTGTTGGTTTTCCAAATATATTCATAATACCTGCACTTCTTGATGTTAAATCTATTGTATCATCTTGTGGCATAGTTGTAGTAGTTGTAGCAGGAACTGTAGTTGTAGTAGTTGTAGGCATAGTAGTAGTTGTAGTCGTACCAAATGGAATATTGTTATATGTTTTCACATACTCCATAGCTTGTGCAATCTCTGCATCTAAACCATCACTTACTACATACTCATCTGTTGGTCCAAGTTTTGACATATTAGGTTTTATATATTTTTTATATGTAGTCCAAGCATCAAAAGGGTCTGGTCCATAAGACTTAGGGTTTCTGTTTCTGTAATCTACAATGTGTAATGCAAACTGTGTAGCATACTGTATATCGTACTTAACCTTGTTAGTAAACTCATCAAGTGATACTACTTCTCCTTGCTTCTTAAAAAACTCTTTAACCATATTGTCTGGGTCTTGTCCTCTAAAAAACTGTGGTGGATTAATCTGCCATATACCTTTGTCATTAGGGTCAGTATCTCCATCTATGCCATGTTTAAATTTACTTTCTAAATAAGCTATAGCTAATAATATCTGTGCATCTTCTGGTTTGGCTTCGTTCTCGTAAAGTAACTGTTTTACTTCTTCAACTGTGTATTGGGTAACTGCTTCATCCACTATCTTTTAACACCTGCTCTCATAAGATTAGCTAGGTCTGCTACAGTTGCTGCACCTCTACTTCTATCAGCTTCAAACTCTTGTTGCTGTCTAGCTGCTTCTTCTCTAGGGGCAAATACTTCTTCTTCTATACCTGCTAAATCTTCTTCAAGCTGTTCTACATCTGGTTGCTCTGCTGGTGTACCAGGTATTGTTGTTCCACCTATAGGTGTTGATGGGTCAAATGCTATTCTTCCTGGTGTGCCACCTGCAAGTCCTGCAACCTCTTGATTAAATAAACCTATTCTTGCACCTATCTTTTGTGTAATATATTCTTTTTCTTCTTGTGATAATGGAGCTCCCTTTCTTGATTTAGACTTAGCTAATAAGTCATCTACTAAATCATCTAGTTGCTCGTTTTCAATCTTAGGTGCTTTTGTTGTAGCAGCTTTCCTTACAGAAAAATCTGTTCTAAGTATTCCTAAACTTTGTACCCAGTCAAACTTACCACCATTGTTCATACTAAACTCCATAAGTCTTGTAATACCTTTAACAAATTCTTCATCTACCATAGAACCTTGTGTCTTAGTTAAGTCAATTAATCCTATGCTTGACATTTGATTTTTTAATATAATACGAAGTGATGGTGCTATATCTCTAGCTACCTCTCCTGGCATATAAGGAAAGTAAATAAACTTATAACCCTTATCTGTTAGGTATTCTTCTGCATCTACATCTACTGTTCTAGTTACAGGAAACCCTTTAGCTTTATCCATACCAGTAACTTCCATTTGGTATTTACTTTGGAAACCTTCTCCTAATGGTTTTTTGTTATCTAAATCGCCACTAAGTAAATCTATTACCCATTGTGTTGCAGTATCTGCACTATCTGGTGTAACATCTGTGCCAGGAATAATAGGTCCTGTAACTCCACCAACACCTCTAGGTAATGTATATCCTTTTGTATCTTCACTCATCTGCTAAATCTCCTATACCAAACTTAGTAATCTCATTATAAAACACATCATTAAACACAGGTAGAAATTCTGGAGTTTCTTCAATTAGTGTTGCACCATATCTATATAACTCATCACGAACAGCTTGTGCTTCCTGTGAAGTCTGTGTTCTTAACCATATAATAGCATCTTCTCTAAGTGGTATCTCTTTACCTACTTGTATTCCTTCTATTACACTATTTCTGTAATCTAAGTATTTAGACATAGGTTCGTATAAACCTAGCTGTTTAAACCGAGTATCTTCTATAGCTTGTTCTAGTATTGGTATAACTAAATCCCAATCAAAGCTATCTGGTATTTCTTTACCTGGTAACTTAGTAGCTACTTCTGCTGGGTCCACTTGATATGCTAATGGGAATATCTTTCTTAATGTAAGTTCTAATTCTGCTTTCTCTATCTTTTGCTCATTAGGACTGTATCTCTGTGCATCCCATTTAGCTGCTGCTCTTTCCATCATTGCTCTTTCTACTAATGATGCTGCGTATGTAGCAGAACGCCAGTAAAACTCTTCTTTATTTAATGGTGTAATATTACCTAATCCTTTTTGTATTCCATAAGATGTGTAATCTACTTCGCCACTACCTAGCTTGTCATAGAAATACAATATGCTAGAACCATAATCTTCATACAATTCTTTGTTATCTAACAAGAACTGATACTCTGGTTTTGTTCTAGCCATAGGTCCACTCTCTGATATAGACTTACCTTTAAGCTGTAGTGATGCAGATGTAAATGCTGTCTCCATATCGTATATATCTAACCCTAGTAATCTAACTACTTCTAATGTAGCTTCATAATCTGCTTGTTTACTACCCATGGTTAGTGCATAGTGTTCTCTTAGGTCTTGGTAAAATCCATGTATTATTCCTAGCTCAACAAAGCTATTCCATACAATACCAGATGTTTCATTATCTTTACCATACCAATCGTTAAATGTATCATTATCTGTATCTATACGATATAACACATTTAGTTTAGGAACCAATGGATTAACATTTCTATCCCATGCTTTTAATTGATATATGTTATCTCTTATAATTGCTGCTGTATTAAACATAAACTCTGGGTCATCTGATTGTTCTGGATATAACATTGCAGCTATCTGTACAGCTTGTGTAGTAGCTACTTGATATAAGTCCTCATCAAAACCTTTAACACCTAACTTACTTGCAATAGCATTAAACATATTTTTACCAGTAGCTGGTATTGTTTCTTCTAATATTGCTTCTCCAATTAAATCTTTAATATCTCCAGTACCACTTTCAAATGGCAAACCAAATTGGAATATAGTTCTTTCTAACAATCTTCTAGTTTCTGGATTATCTCTAGTCATTGCACCTATAGGTAAAGCAAGTACAGGTCCTAATGGTGGGAATAAACCACCACCAGCTACACCTAATGCTGATATAGGTAAACTTCTTTTAAGTATGATATTGCTATCTTCTATGCTTATATCATCTGTCCAAGTACCTTCGCCTTCTGACTTAACATAACTTTCTAAAGCTGTACCACCTACAGGTATAATTAAGTATCTTTCTCCAAACTTATCAGAATATATATAATTATTTTCTATACCTTTCCTATATGCAAAACCTACCTGTGCTAATGCTCTAGGGTTTGCTGCACCTAGCTGTGTCCATCTACCTAACACTTCTCTATATGCTTCAAAGAAAGGTAATCCTACTTTGTATGCTTCTGCCAAGTAACCTCTCTCTAACAAGTTATATAACAATCTGTTGTGTAGCTCTAGTGCATATTGTGATGCTGTTTTGTTTATGTCATTAAATGTCATATTGCGTACAGTGTCTGTTCTAATATCATCTAGGTCTAACATTGTGTGATAATCAATTTCTGTAAACTCTGATATTAAACCACTCTTCTGTGCATTGTTTACTACTAACTTTCCAGACTTACTATCTACCATTGCTAGTATTCCAGACCTTTGCATAAACTCTGCGACATCATCATACTTAGCATTACCCATCCCTAACACTTTCCTAAGTTCTTTTATTGTTGGTGTAGGGTTTTCTTTAATTAATGCTTTAAAGTTATTTGTTATATCAAATGTATTTTTACCTGTATCTGCATGTAATTCTTTTAGGGCTTTAATAAATTGTTGGTCTTGTGATTTATCTAATTTACCATCTACTAATACATTTCTTCTAGGAACTGATGAGTAGTATGCACCTATCTTTGTATTCTCATCTCCTAATCTAATACCACCTGCTGTTTCTATAGAGTATGCTTTACTTTCTGCATTGTTTAGTAACAAGTCCATTTCTAACTGTTGTTTAGATGTAGCTTGTAATACTCTTGGTGAATATTTATTGTCTGCATTATAAGCAACAAATGTAACAGCATCATCAGTAACTTGTAACCTCTGTCTTACTGCTTTCTTCATTACTTCTTCTATTTGTTCAAAAGGTATTTCTGCATCTGTAAGATTTCTTTTAACTGATGCAAGTAAATCTGCTGGTAAATTAACTACACTATCTGGGTCATAGTGTGCATCTAATATATCTTGCAAACCTTTGCGTGTAGCAAACACTAAGTTGCTTTCTATAAAGTGATAATATGCTTGTTTAAATGTAGGTATTCGTGATAGTGATGCTTCTGCTTGACCAGCTACAAAGAACAAAGCATCCATTAAGTCTGCCCATCCTTGTGCAAATCCTTTACCTGTAACTTTCCTTACACCTGGTACTTCAAATGGTAAATCTTCTAATACTTCTAACATGTATGGTCTAATTGTTTCTTTTATTTTCTTTTTGTTTATTTGTTTTGCAACATCCAAACTTCTTACATTTGTTTTTCCAACCATACCTTGTGCAATAACATCTAGTAAGTCTTGTTGATTAGCAGTAAAGTTAGATATAAACATCTTGTGATGTCTAACAAAATCTATAAAATCTTCTTGTGTTTTAACAACTGGTATAACTTGTGATGCTTTATCTACGCTTCTAATAGATAATGTCTTTCTGTTTAAATCTACAATCTCATCCATAAGATATGGTGTTCTCTGTATTAAATCTACAACTTCTTCATCACTTAGGTTTTTCTTCATAGCTTGTGCTACAACTGGCATAAATGGGTCATGTGCCATCTGTGTAATTAAGTAATCTATATATGCTTCTACATAGTTATCATCAACATCTAGCTTTGTAGCTCCTGGTGCTACTTCTTCTCCAGTTGCATACTTAGGTATCTGTTCCCAATCTCCTCTGTTTTTTCTAAATACAGATGTAAAGCGTGGGTCTCTTTCATATAAGTCTTGTACTTCTGGTAATCCAAACTTTGAATTGTTTTGTTTTAATGCACCTAAACCTTTCCTTATAAAGTCTGGGTACTTCTCATCTAATACTTTTGCACTTGTTCTAAATGGTCCTGTTAGTGCAGTTAATGGTTTATAGTCTGGGTTTTGTGCTTGTATTAATTTAACCATTGCACCATTTGGGTCGTTCCATATTAACTTTAAATACTCCCATGGGTCTCTAAATATAGATGCTAAACCTCTAGCTGACATCCTTAAATTACCATCTGTTGTAATTTTAAGTGGGAAAGCTAATCGTGTAATAAGTTGTAATGGCATCCATGCTCTACTAATAAAAGTAAATGCCATATCTGTAGCTTTAAATGGTATTCTTTCTGCACCATACTTAAATAAAACTGATGGGTCTTTTAGTCCATCTGCTATTGCACCTTTAAGTTCACTACCTAATGGTGTAGATGGGTCAAAGAAAGTACCAGCTTTACCTTCATTAGCTGCTTGTCTAACTGCATCTATACTTTCTTCATAACCATTTTTTCTAAATGTTTTGTTTCTTAATCTTCTACGCATAGATGTATAACGCAATGTAGCTTTAATATCTGGTACATTGATTGTTAAATCCATAGCTTGTCCTGCCATAGCTAATGTATTTTGTATAGCAGCAGCTTTATCTGTTTCTGATAACATAGCATTGTTTAGTTGTGCTCTGCTTATAGGGTCTAATCCATCTTGTAATAACTGTCTATCATAGAACTGTTCACTTAATGTAGGTTTATATGCTCTACCTTTTTCACTAAATCCTCTTACATCATCTAAATGTGTTGATAAGAAATCTGTTATTTCGTTATCTGACAAACCAAATACATATCGTAGTTGTAATGCACCTTCTGTTTTAATTAACTTGTCATAATAAACTTCTTGTGCTCCTCTATAATTTTTATTAAATATCTCTGTATAAAATTCTTTTACTAAATCATCAATCTTGTTTTCTGGTATAGAAAACATATACCCTGTTTTAATAAAAGTATCTACTGCTCTATCTACTTCTGTAAGATAAGCCCATGGTCTTGATGGCAGTCTTGGGTCTGTACCACCAAATATATCTTTAAAACTAGAAGCTAATGTTCTTACTGGGTTCTTAGACTTCCTACCACCACCACGCATATAAGTAGCTGTATATTGACTATCTGTCATAGCAGCATACAAGTTATCTAAAAAGTTATCGTTTAATACTTTTGCTTGTATATGAAAATCATTAGCACTTGTTAAATTATTACCTGCAAATCTAACATCAGATATTAAACCACCAGTCAAACTTTCTTTTATAATGTCAAATGTTTGGTCTGGATTATTAACTACTTTCATAGCCATGTTAGGACTAAATCCATTTCGTGCTAGATATAACATAACTGGAGCACCTTCATCTACAGCTTTAGTTATTTCATCTGCCATAAGTTGTATTACTGGGTCTTTGTCAATCCAAAAATCTGCTACCTTACCACCTGCTTGTATGTATTCATCTAGTTCTCTACCTACGCTTGTAAGTGTTTTACTTGTTTGTGCTGACCTACCACCTATACCAACGCCAGGTAAAACCATAGTTGGGTCTGTAACTACCATTAGTCCTAAGTTACCCATAAATCCTATCCATGCGTTCCAACCATGTTTAGGGTCAAAGTTTAAATCTGATATTTTATCTTGCTCTGCTGATAGTAAAGCATTAAATTTAGTTTCAAACTCTTGGTCTGTCATACCAGTTGTTTGATATGTATTAACTAACTTAGCTATTTCGCCTTCTGTTTCAATCTTTATATCTGCAATTACATTGTTTAATGGACTATATTCTCCACCTAATGAACCTGTAAGTGTATATCTAATCATATCTCCAGGTGTTGCAGGTATGCTATATTTCTTAAAACCTTCTCTAGTTTGCATTGCTTCTTGGAAATATTCATTGCTACCAAAGTATGTTTCTATACCATTAGGATTAGCTGAACCATACAACTGATTAACTGTATCTATATACGCATCTAATCTTTCTTGTGTAGTTGGTTCTCTAGTTTCTCCATCTTGTTGTATCTTTAAGTTTTCTGCATATACACTAGGAAAATATTTATTTATAGTATCTATATCTGTCTGTGCTAATTTAAAATCTTTTTTTGTATTTAAATAAGTTAGATTATCTGTAACAGCAAGTGGTGCTAAATTTAATACTGTCTCTGGCAAATCCCATCCATATTTTTTACCTTGTGATAATGCACCTCTAACAGCACCAGCTTGTAAACCAGCTACAAAAGATTTAAGTTTCCATGATAAAGGTATCTCATTATCTTCTGTTTCTGGGTCTCCAACAAACCTAGAAAAATCTCTATCTAATTCTTTACCTTGTTCCCTAGCTAATCTTTCTAACTCTGCTTTACTAGCAACACCATAAGAGTTCATAGCTCCTACTTGAAATCTTTGATACCAAGCATTAAGACCAACTAATAAACCATTAATAGCTGTACTTTTTCTTAACTGGCTTTCTCCAAATAATTCTTTTTGTGTTTCAGTATTAACTTGTTTAGTTTTTGTATATGCTTCTTTAGCTCTATCCCAATAACTTTGTGTTCTTTTTCTGTTGTAATCTTCTTTTTCATCTGCAATGTTATTGTTAGTTTCTTTCCATAAGTTGTAATACTCTCCTGCACTTAATCCCATAGATGCAGCAGCAATAGGTAAATCACTATCTTCATTTGGGTTCATTGATTTAAAATCTAATGTTTTCTTACCTAGTATTTCTAATTCTGCATCAGACATAGTGTTCTTAGCTGTGTTAAGTGCTTGTTGGTCTATGCCTTTTTCCTCTTGGGATTTAAGCCACTCTTGACCCCATCTCAAATAAAAGCTCATTAGTTAAACCTATATCTTAGTTCTGGGAACCTTTCAGTAATTAACTGTTTTGTAATCTGTGTCTCTTGCACAGGTGCAGCTACTTGCATATCTTGCTCTGGAACAAAACCAGGTTGGTCTGGGAATTGTGTTGGAGCATTAAATATGTCGCCAATCATTGGCATTGTACTTGCTTGTTTAAGTATAGGGGATTGAGTTTGTGGCTCTACAGCATCTATTTGATTACCTAACGCTGTGGATTGCCCTGTTGGGTCTCCTTTCGCCCTATTTGGTACTACTAAATCTTGGTATGCACCATCAACTGCCATATCAGTTGCTTGTTTAAACGACTTACTTTTTCTACCACCTGGCATCTTCATCTCCTTGTTGTAAATCAAACCCTAATGATACATTTAAAAATACATTAGGTATTGGTGTTGGAATAATGTATGTACCTAGTGGTATATCTCCAGTCTCTACATCTGGTCTAACAATAGGAACAATCTCTATAACTGTCTCTTCTTCTACTGGAAACGAATTAAAATCCCAATCTTCTTGATTAATTATATCTATAAATTTTTCGTTAATATCTTCAAATGGTCTAGCCAACTGGTACTCCTGGTGGTATTCCTGGACCTGCTGCTAATTGTTCTGGTCCACCTAACTGTGCAAGTACAGAAGCAATGTCTGGTTCTGCTGGAGCTTGTGCTTGTGCAGCTACCTCTTGTGCCTGTACTTCTTCTTCTGTGTAAAACTCATCTAGTATCTGTGTCATGTTTTGTGGATTTTTTCTAATCTCTTTAGCTGCAAGACTTGCTTTGATGTTACCTTGTGCTGCTTGTGCCATTAATGCTTCAAATAACACAGTCTCTGCTTTCTCTGCATTTACTCTGTTCTGTATTTGAGATATGTTATCTAAACCATCAAGGTTCTCTTGTAATGTTTGCATATCTATTACACCTTGTTGTTTTAATTGCAACCCTGTAATAATTTTTTGTGGCTCATCAAACCCTGCCATAACTCCATATACTCTTCTTGTTTTATATACTTCTGCTATATCAGAGTTAGGTACATAAGTTTCTTTAAACGCTGTACCATTTCTAAATCCTGCGATAGGTTTACGCATACCACCATACATAACCTCATCCCACTCTAGTCTCTTGCTATCTATTTCTTCTAACGCATCTTTCATTACTGTTTGATATTCTCTTACATGCAATGATGATGATTGACCTAGTTCCTCTAATCCTCTACCAGTAACAAACGCATTTGGCGATTGTCCATCATCTGCTACAGGATATGCAGAACCTAAACGCAAGTGTCGTTCTAATCTATCTATCTGTTGGAACAACTGATAAGGTAAGTTATTTACTGGTTTTGATACTTGACTACCTGGTGTCAAATAGTTTACAGCGAACCTACCCTTTCTATATTGTCCACTTTCTATCTCGCCAATGATGTTGGTTTCTGTAAACACAGCATCTTCCATTGCAATGACAGATAGAATATTTATTTTCGCCATGTTAGCCATTAAGCCAATAACATGATGAAATTGTCCTTGCATTTGGTCAAAACTATAGCGTTTAGCTATTACAAATCTTGGTCCAGATTTAAGTGGATTAGGAATAAAATCTAATATTATTTTGTTTTCTGGTAAGAATACATAAGTTCCTTCTTCATCATAGTATTCTGCAACTACTTTACCTGTACCATCTGCATTAGCCCAGGTCTTGTCATAACTAGATAGATAAGCCATTGTATTATATTCTGCATTTACTTCATCAAGTATGACATTTGCATGTTTTGGATATTGTCTAGCTAGTGTTGCGTGTGGTACTCGTTGTAATATTGCTAACTCTTTTGGTTCTTGGTCCACACCAAAATGTCCAGGGTAACAAAGATATGGGTCTCTTAGTTCTGCTACAGGATATGGTATTCCATTAGCATCTTTTTTTTCTTTAAGTATCCATACAGCAAATCCATAACCAGGTAACCATCTACCAGCTTGTGGTAATTGCTTGTCTAGTTTCTGTATGTCATCATACGCAGTTACTATTCTTTCTAGTTTTTCTGCTCTCTTAGTAGCTCTTTCACTATCCTTGTCGTTAAATATATCTATTTTTAAATCTGGTGCTCTACCTATTTTTTGTGCAAATCTTTCTAATGCAGACATAAGTAGGTTAGGTGCTGGTAATTGTCTGTAATCCATATCTCGCATGTCTTTACCAAGTAATGCTTTTATACCATCTGCACCACCATTAAGTATTGCTCTGATGTTATGTTTATCTTGTGCAAGTTCAGAATTTAATTGTCTAAGTTCGTAAACTCTGCTGTAAAGCTCATCTGCTGTTTTTACCATTATCTCCAACTATCCAAATCTATGCCTAGTCCTTCGTAGTTACTAAAACTAGGTTGGTATTCCATACCCATTGTAGCAAGTCTTTCCTTTTGTAAACGCCTTATTGTTTTCATTGGAAACCAACTTGCCATAACAATGTCAGATTTAGTACCTACACTTCTACTCTTGTTTTGAGCAGAACTAAAATACACTAACTGACTTCTGTATAAGTTTACCTTCTCTTGTGCTTCAAAGCTACGATAAGGTAAATTTATTAGTTTGTTAGCAAACAATGGTCTCATAGCTGTAACACCATAGATAGGGTCATGCTTGTTACCATAAGTTTGTGTACCTTCTAAAAATATACCATGCTTTGCTGCAAAGTCTCTAATTGATTTATCTTGTCGTATTGCTCGTTGAAAACCATTTTCTTCTATTACCCAGTGTGCAAGGTTATATTTAGTAAACCATTGCTGTATTATTTCTAATGCTTTAGGAATACCACCACCTAAGTTATTCTCCATATCTATCATGTACAAAGTATCTTGTTCCTGGTTATAACCCCATAAGAACGCAGCTTGGTACCCTGTTGATGCTGGGTCAAGACCTGCAATTAATCTTACATTGTGTGGTATGTGTCCTATATCTCTTGCCTGGTCTCTACATTGTTCTATCTCTTCTGCATCAAACAAACTCATACCATCTGGCATAGCTACATTAAGATATACCATTTCATAAATAGCTCTACCACCTGTAGTTTCAGCAGCTTTCTTTCTATCCATTAACCACTTGTATGTACGCTTACTTGCCCATAACATACAATCTTGGTGTGCTTCGTTTTCCCAATCAGATTTAGTACAAGCTATATCGTGTGCCTGTTCTACTGTTGTACTCCAGCTTTCGTTATCTACTAAGTGAGAATACAAATCATCATAATGCTGCCTAGAACCAATAACTACCATAGCTGTATGTTCCTCTTTACGACTAGATAATGTTGTAGTCCACCAGTTTCTTGTGTTCTCTCTTGATGCTGGTTGCATAGTAGAACTGTGGTCCTCAATGTCATCTGCAATAATTAAATCACAGTCTCTTGACAAAATCTTACCACCTCTACCAATACCAATCATTGTTGGAGATTTAATACCTGTAACTGTTCGTGTACCTACAGTAAAACCATTTTGAGACCAAGACTTAGATGATTTTGTTTTAGGTTTAAATTTTGCTCCTGGTCCACATATCTCTTCTATAAGTAACTCGTTATTTTCTAACTGGTCCATTACAGAAGATACAGAGTTCTTCGCAATATCTTCATTACCACCTACCCACATAATTCTTATGTTTGGGTTTTTGCATATAAGCCAGACTACAAAATGTATAAGCAGTTCTGTTTTACCATGTCTAGGTGGGCTAAGTATCATGTGCTGTCCACCATTATCAATAGCATTCATAATATTTTCTATCCATTTAGTATGAAACTCTGGTGTCTCAAATGCAACGCCTTGTTCTGTTCTAAAGTATCGTTGTCTAAACTCGTTAAAATCTTTTAGTGTTTCTTCTGCTACCTGTGGTAATGACCAGTCCTCTTGTTCTTGTTCAGACTTTATATCTTCTAAATATGCCTGGTACGCCATAGATACAGCAGCAGTTGTAGTTCCTAGTATCTTAGCTACTTCTGTTAGTGTTATTGATTTTTCGTATATCTCTTGTGCAAGTCCAGATTGTTTAATATCTTCATAAACCTGTCCTCGCCTAGATGCTACATTAGGTTTTTGTGATGGTATGTCTAAAACATCATCTTCTTGTGTCCACTCTTTACCAGCTTTCCTAGCTCGTTTTTTTTGCTGGTTTATTCTTTCGTAACAACGCTTACTACAAAATTTTTTCTTTTTAGGTGGTAATGGTCTATGACAACCTGCTGCATAACAAAGTTTATTTGCCACGCTTCTCACACTTTTTATTGTTACATTTCATTTTATTTCCAGGTTCTAACTCTACACCACATACTGGACATGGTACTTTCAAAATTATTTATTGCGTTTAGCTTTATTTTTTTTACTATTAGGAAATCCTTTTTGCATTTCCTTATAGTTTTTAGCACTAATAGTAGAGTTTTTTTTGGACCTGCTAGTACCAGCTTTTTTTCTTTTGTTCATGTTATAGTACAAACCTTTTTTAGCTGCCATGTTGCTCCTTACCACATTTTACAAGACCAGTACCTAGGTGTAGTCTTGTCTTTTGCTGTATCGCATTTGTGTCTTGCACGAAACGATTTTCTTGCTTCTGGATTATCTTTGCGTATCTCCATGTTAGGGTCGCCAAACATAACTTTTTTTACTTTGTCTCCATCTTTAACAAAGACTTTAAATTTCTTACGCCCATACCCAGGTTCGCCCTTACTAATCCTAGAAGGACTATCTAACTTGACTGACTTACCTTGGTACTCTGCCATTACTTTTTCTTTTTTTTATTAGAAGATTTTTTCTTCTTCATACCCTTTGGGTAACCTATACCTTTTGGCATTTATGCTCCTAACTATATTTACCTATAGTAACACAAAACTGCACCGAAGTGCAGTCTTGTCGTACAGTGTGTCCAATACTGTTATGAAAGAAAATGAATTAACTTAAATCAACACACAAATTGTCTATATGATTTTCAGCTTTTTCTTTTTCTAATTTCGTATGTAGTTATTTATTTTACATACTGGTCGTATCCCCATACAACCAACCTAGGACTTTCCTAGGTGTGTATAGTGTAGTGCTGCTCTCGCACTATGGTGTAAAAAAAATTTTTTTTTATTCTTCCTGGCATCTTTCGCATATACCATCAGTAAGCTCATTTTCCCAAAAAGGATGTAAGCACTCATCACAATCTACTACGAATATATCCATTAGTTAAGATTATAGCAAACCCTCCATTGCTGGAGGGTCGTACTATACAAACAAAGAAAGGAAATGTTATATGAATAAAAAATCCTTACGATAAGTTAATAATACACTATACCAGATATATGCAAAGTATTATTTTAAGAAAACTGGGGGTCGCAGACAGGGCGTAGGCGAAAGGAGGAAACTCCTACAAAACGCAACCCCCATTAAATACTACCACTAAATTTAAAAGTATGATATAGTTGAAACACAAACAGTTTGAGCTTCCTGCTCTAGGACAAGTTCTTACGATAATTCTTTAAACATAAGTGGACTAGCAGGACCATGGTAACTGGGGTTAAAGCCCATTATTCCACATTGTTAAAATGCTACTTAATTTAGTCATTTCTGGTTTTTGGGAGGGAGTGGCACAGGGTTAGCTGTACTCTTATTGTTATGTTTCTTTATTGAACACACTTCAATAAAGAAGGTACACAGTCTAGTAAGGTACCACAACATCTTGTACCCCTAGATATAGTGGGTCAAACTTAACAGATATTCTTTGGAGGGTACACACAACACAACACAGACCCCAACATTAAACCCCCCTATATATTGTGTATTACTAGATATATACCATATCTTGTGTTGCATTATTCTGTATACAATATGTTGTGTAACTAAGACATATACTAGAT